GACCTGTCGAGCCGCTGATCCGGTATGTCTTGCCGGGGTTCAAGATGCCAGCAGGGACATAAGAGAGAAGCCCCAGCAGGCTGGGAGGCGCCGCCGGGGCTTCTACGTCGGGGGGTCCGGTGGGGAGGACGGCCCGACACCCCAGGAGGTTCAAGTCTCAGGGGTCCGGCAAGAGTAGCACAAAAAAAGACGGGCTCTCGGGAGAGGCCCGTCTTTCTTCACATCGGGAGATGTTGAACCTTGGAGGGTGGCTCGTGGGCACCCTACCACACGCTTCGATCTATTCGCCAGCCCCACGATAAAAAAGTTCTGCGTGCTCCTCGCAATATGCTCCTCGGGTGGAGAGCAAGCCGCAGCCTACCTTCTCGCACGTCTTCGACCGGGGGATACCCAAGCCGAAGTGGCTCGCCGTCATTTTTGCTCCGAAGCCCTCGTGCTTTTCGCTGGAGCCGCCACGACTTCTCGCTTGGCTCGCGCCGGGGTGAAGCTTTGCCATGTTAGGTCAGTCTCCTTATTAGGTACTCGGTCTTGCCGGTATAGCTACCATCCTCCGAGACATTCTTGCGCTGCGCGAACTCGAACATCGGCTTCCCGGCCTTGGTGCCTGTCGTTTGCAGCATTTTTTCCTGGGACCACGCAAGCCGTCTCGCGGCACTCGCGATCTGAGCCTTGGTCAATATGTGTTGGAGATTGTCGCGTTGGGTTGCCCGCGACAGGGGCCTTCCAAGAGAATCTCCAAGAAGTGTCTCAGTTCTGTCTGCAAAATAGTAGGCGACCCACACTGGCGCCGAGGCAATTTCGTTTTCTATTCTCAGGATGTCAGGGTCGCCGTCCACGGTCATGGCTCCAACAACGTGTTTATGGTCCGGTGGCACGCACCACAGCGCACCGAGGAGGGATCAGAATCATAGATGCGTCCACGGGTCAGGCCGCCGCAAAAGTCGCACTCCATATATGTCTGGCGAAATCTCTTATAGGGGCCCTCGGGGTTTTTTTCCCTCAAGTCGTTCCAAGGGTTCTTAGCGGGAGGCACTTTTGGTTGTCTTTGGATCAGAGACCTCAGACATCTTTTCAAGCATGTGCGTGAATTGTCCGCTAATCGTGCGGTGTTCAGACCGCGCCAACGCCTTCAACTTATTGTAGGAAGGCACGGTTATGACAACGCTCTTCCACTTTTCGGGGTTCATAATTGCAGTCTCCTCGTGGTGGACATTACAGGACTCGTCCCTAGTGGTCAATATCAAGTGTCGCGAGGTTCCCCCAGTTACCACCCATAGATATATCGCTGGGAGATGGCACCTCTAGCTTTACCGCGTCCTCCATAATCGTGCAGAGGTCGCGGGCTTCCTTCTCGCTGGCAACAGAGAACGCAAGCTCGTCGTGGATTTGCAGTAGGGGTATCTTGCCCGTCTCCTCGTGGATCTTAGCCATCGCCTCCTTGGTCTGGTCCGCTGCGCTGGACTGGATCAGTCTGTTGAGCGCCTTGTATGTGTAGGCGCGTTTGATGTTGTCGCCGTATTCGATGTTGGCCTCCTCTTTGGGTAGGGCCCTGGCCGACACGAACATGTTGGGCTCCCACAGGTCGAACCGGCACTTGCGGCCGAGCAAGGAGCGGACGGCGCCACCCTTGTCCCGGTGTGACACCTTGCGCTGTACGGCGTCCATCAACTCCTTAACGAACGGGACCTCCTCGTGGTACACGCGCATAAGACGCTTGGCCTCTTGTGGCGTCACGTCCAGTTGCTCCGCGAGCCGTGTCTGCCCCATGCCGTACATGATGCCGAGGTTGATGGTCTTCGCTTGCTTGCGTGGGATGCCCGCAATGTCCGCGACCTTCTGGTGGAAGTCGGTCTTGGGGTCTGTGTTGTAGGCGTGAACGAAGGCGTCGGCACCCGTCAGGCCATTGTGCGTGAGGCTTGCGAAGTGGACCATGATGCGTGGTTCTTGCTGATCGAAATCCATAGACGCCCACTGCTCGCCTTCCTCCGGCAGGAACAGGCCGCGTATCTTTGCCGCCATCTCTGGGTTCCGGGCAGGGATTTGTTGGAGGTTGGGGTTGGAGCATGAGATGCGTCCCGTGACTGTCCCCCCTCCCTCCGAGCGCAGTTGGTTGATGTGGCCGTGGATGCGGCCGTCCTCGGCGTAGCGGAAGATGCTCGACAGGAACGTATTGCCCAGCTTCGAGTATTCCCGCGCCATCGATATCTGTTGCGCGATGGGGTGCTCGTGTTGCGCCAGGAAGTTCTTCGTGAAGCTTGGAAGCCCCGTCGGGGTCCGGCCATAGGTTATGTCCAGATGGTCGAACACCTTGGCGATAGACGCGGCGGCCCAAAGCTCGACCCCAAGTCCGGTCTGCTTCTTGACGTCGGCCAGGATGTCGTTGACGACAGAAAGGGTTTCCTGCTTTAGCCGCTCGGCGGCGTCTAAGTCTACTCGGACGCCCCGCCACGTCATGTCGATGCAGACGGGGAGGACGCGCGTCTCCAGGTCAAAGATTTGCCAGAGGTCTTGCTTGGTGAGTTCCATCTTGAAGATGCGCCACAGTTCCAACGTCAGGCGGGCGTCAGCCTCGGCGTACTCCCCCACAAAACAGGCGGGCAGTTTGTATAGCTCGGCCTTGGGGTCCACGCCGAAGTTCTGGGCGGCATCCCGGAGGGCGGCCTCTGACTTCATGTTCCCGGTGTAGTCGTAGCTGACTGCGTTGAGGGAAAAGCTGAACCGGTTCTCGTTAAGCAGGGGCGCTGCGAGCATGGCATCGATCAGTCGGCCGCTCAGGTCTATGCCCAGCCGCTTGAGCCAACCCACGTCGTAGGCCGCGTTGTAGAAGATCTTGTCAGAGGGGTGGCTCGCTATTTCCTTCTCGAACCAACGCATGACGATGCGCCGGTCGAGGTTTCCCCCGCCCTCGTGGGCAATGGGCAGGTAGGCGTTAAACCCGTCGTACGCGACGGCGATGCCGACGACGTCCCCATGTCCCGTGGCCCACCCAGGGCCGTGGGTCCTGAGGCGTGGGTCTTTAGTCTCTAAGTCAATCGCGATTTCTGTTATGTCGCTGGGCGTGGGGGGGAGGCTCTCAACGGGAACCCACTCGGTCTGCACTCCCCAGACGGGCTTTTTAAGATTCTTCTTCATCACGTTTTCCCGCCTCGTTGCAACGACGCTTCTCGTTCTCGTAGTACGCGCACTCGAAGGCCACTCCGGCGTATCCGGCACCGTCCACGTAGTCGTCCGCGTTGAAGTTCCCCTGCTTGCGTCGGGCAATCTTCAGCAGTTCCATTAGATTTGCGGCGTCTTCTGGAGTTAGGGTCACGCCGTCTTTAAGCGAGTCGTGAAGGTAGCCACTCCACAGGTGCGCGATGTTTGCGTGGTTTTCTACCGCAGGACCGTGGGCGTCGGCTCTGTCTCCCGCGACGTATTCCGAAGCCTTGGCTAGTACTCCGCGTGCCGTAGTTATCCTTAGCGTCATAGTGCCCATCCTCTCTGTGAATCTTCTGGGAGCTTTAGGACAAGGTTTGACTTGGCCCTTGTTAGTCCGACGTACAGAACCCGGTGCGCGTCGTCTGGATTTTTTTCCATATCGCGGATGGCCTTCCCGGAAAGGTCGAGGTACAGGAGGACGTTGTCGGCCTCCCCGCCCTTGGCGCCGTGGATGGTGGAGAGTTTGATCTTTGGCTTCTCGAAGATGTTAACGCCACGGTTCAAGAGAGATGTGGCGTAGGCCCGGTCCTCGTCGGCTATCCTGTCCAGAGCTTCGTCCCACGGCCCGTCCGGAGTTTCCAGTCCAAAGTGTTTCCTGAGCACCTCCAGACTTAGAAGGTCTTTCTCGTCGGCTCCCCCCAGCATTTTCTTGGCGCCCCGCTTCAGACGACCGGACCCGCTGGATATAAAGTTGTACAGGTTGATGGCGTCCTTGAGCGAGACCTCGTGGCCCGCCCCCTCCTGCAAGTAGTCCCACGATCCAATGGCGTTCTTGACGTTTTTGTCCAAGGACGGCGAGCCCTTCCGCTCGAAGTACTGGCCGTTAGACGTCATCCGATTCGAGATGTCGTCCAGCATGTAGTTTGCTTGCGCCAGCACCAGCCAGTTCTCGTCTCCGAACATGCTGGGGTCCACGTCGTAAACCCGCTCAACGGTGCCCTCTTCCTTCCGGGGGCGCCACTGCTTCTGCTGGCGTTTTTTGATGCGCCGAACCACGGAGTTAGCCACCGCGTGTATGCTCCGGGGCACCCGGTAGGACTGCGACAGTACCTCTGAGCTACCCTCTAGGGTTACGAAGTGGTCTATGTCTGCGCCCGCCCACCGGTAAATTCCTTGGTCGTCGTCCCCCGCAACGAACATCCGCTCGCTGCGCTCACTGAGGTGGCGCGCCACCTTCCACTGTAGGGGCGTCAGGTCCTGCGCCTCGTCGAGGAACACCACCTTCAAAGACGGAATGCTGGCCGGTCTTTCTGCGAGCTTCACCATCATATCGGTGAAGTCCAGGAGGCCCTTCGCCACCTTGAACCGTTCGTACTCGCTGTAGAGGTGCGCGAACTCATAGAACGGAATGCCCAACTCCGACTCGTTGTAGGCGCGCTCTATCCCGCCCATGGAGTTCCGGGCAAGGTCGAAACCCTGCATGATTGGATTGTTGGACTTTACGGCGGCAAAGCCGTCGTCGGAAACCCTCTGAGACCCGAGGCTCGTAAGGTCAAGGCCAATCTCCTTGGAGAAATCCTTGAGGCCTTTGTCCCCGAGTACTTCAGCACTGGACAAGCCCAACGACTGAAAAGCCAAACTGTGCAACGTCCGGAAATAAGTGAAGTCTTTTTCCGGATCCAACCCGAACCGGGAGGTAGCCCTGTCGCGGGCCTCGTGGGCAGCCTTGCGAGTAAAGGCGAAGTAGCCGATCTCATTGGGCGAGACCCCGTTGGACAGCAACCCATCTACCTTGTTTAGAAGTGTGGTTGTTTTCCCCGTGCCGGGAGGGCCGAAATACCTAAACATCTTCACCACTGATGGGAAGCAAAGGTACCTTCCGCCGCAAATCGACATTGGCCTGTCTCTGCCGACTCTCGAAAGCATCTTGTCTCGCTTTCGTAAGCCTGATGTGCGTTCTTTTTATCTCTTCTCTCTTGGCCGACGCTCCCGCCAGGCCACCAAGAGGAACGTACGGCGGCCAGATATCGTATACAGCAACCCCAACGATAGAGCTTATGTGGCTTTTAATTTCCTCGGACGGGACCGAGACGCCCGTGATATACCGGCGAATTGTCTCGGCAGATTTTGTCACCCCGTTGACTCTGAGATTCGCGGTAAGTCCGACTGCGCTCATCTTTATGGCGTTTAACCTCAGCCGCAACGGGCTGTTCCAGCCCGCCGA